TCGGGCATGTGGTGAGGGCCGCGTACCGGGCGATCGACCGGATGCAGGAGCGCGAGTACCTGGGCCAGTGCATGTACGAGGAGGACGGGCTCACCTGCCACGCTGAGGTGTGGGCTCGAGCCGGTGCGCACCAGGCGACGTGCACGCAGTGCGAGGTCACGCACAACGTGGCCGAGCGTCGGGCATGGCTGCTGCTGCGGGCCGCGGACATGATCGTCACCCCGCGCGAGGCGTCGCAGTACGTCGGCGAGGTCGGCGGCATCAAGGTCGGGCACCAGCGGATCCGCAACTACCTCGACCGCAAGCGCATCGCAGTACGCGCCTCGCATGATGGGGTCAAGCGGTTGCGTCTCGGTGATCTGCTCGACGTGCTGCGAGACGACACGGCGCGACACGATGTGCGCGCTAGTTGACAGAGGGTGACCTGATGCCTGAGTATGCGAGGTGTCGCTGACGAGGCGACCCCAAGTTCAGACGAGAGCCCCGGCCCAATCGGTCGGGGCTCTCGCTGTATCCACGGCCCGTCCCTTGGCCGACGCCCGGTGCGTGCGTGATGGGACGGCTGGCCCGGCACCGATCTCCGGGAACACTTCCCACGGGAGGCGTCGTGTCGTACGCCCACCGTGAGGCGCTGCGGTTCGTGTCTGCGTGCTGGCTGGTCGGCGCCCTGCTCGGTGCCGTCGTGAGCGTGGTGAGGGGACGACATGGCTGACGTCTGGATGTATGGCGCTGGCCAGTGGGACGGTCGTTGGCTCATGCGCGGCGGCGACGAGTACGACCGCCACACGCTGCTCGTCCGCCTTCCGGGTGAGCGCGCCGTGGTCTTCGCCTTCGGGCGGTGTCGTTGTGCCTGAGACGCTGACGCCCCTGTCCGCGCTCGAGGAGCTGGACCGGGAGCTGCTGGCAGCCTGCGACGCGCGAGCCGCAGCGTTCCGACGCATGGTCATCAAGGACTCGACAGTCAACCGCGAGACGTACGCCGATGCGTGCGACGAGGTGGATGCGCTGCTCGATCTGCGGCACGACATCGCGCGCTGATGCCGGCGTCGCGCGTCTGCCCAACCCCGGGCTGCCCTTCGTTCATGCCGTGCGCTGCACATGCCAGGCCAGGAGCTAGGCAGCGCGGCTATGACTCGGCGCACGACCGGCTGCGCAAGCAATGGGCGGTCAAGGTAGCGGCCGGTGTTGTCGACTGCTGGCGATGCGGTGTGCTGATCGACCCAGATGAGCCTTGGGACCTCGGGCACGACGACGCGGACCGAAGCATCACCCGCGGGCCCGAGCACATGGCCCGATGCAACCGCGCTGCGGCCGGTCGCTCCGCTCACTCTCGGTGACGAGGGTGGGGGGTGACCCCTCCGACCAAGATCAACACGGGACCGCCGGGAGGTGTCTCGCAGTCCAGACCCCGCTAGGGCCCCGCGCGCACGGAAGGACGTCACGATGAGTGACCAGACTCCCGCCGGGCTCAACGCTGGCGGTCGGGCCCTGTGGCTCTCCCTGCTCGCCCAGGACGCCGGCCTGTCCGACGACCTGAATCCGGTTCAGCAGCTCGCGCTCGAGGCGTGCCGCACGAAGGACCGGCTCGACGCACTGGATGAGATCTGCCGCACCGAGCCGGTGATGCTCGACAACGGCAAGGGGCAGCCGGTCGCCCACCCCGCGTGGGTTGAGGCTCGGCAGCAGGGCAACGCCCTCAAGCAGATGATCGTGGCTCTGCGGCTGCCTGACACGGCTACGGGCCGTCGTCCGCAGGTGCAGCGAGGCTCCTCCCCCGTCCGCGGTTCGGGTTCGGCCAGGGATCGCCTCAAGTCGGTGGGCTGATGCCCTGGAAGCCGCAGGACGACGACGACTTCCCGACGCTGGGCTTCCTTGTCGCTGACTGGATCGAGGCGTTCTGCTGCCACGGTCCCGGCGATGTGCAGGGCGAGCCGATCACGCTGGACGAGGAACAAATTCGCTTCCTCGCCGAGATGTACCGCATCGACCCCGACACGGGCGTGCGGATCTTCGACGAGGGCGTCTTCTCCCGTCCGAAGGGCCGCGCCAAGTCTGAGGTCGCCGGCTTCATCGCGGTAGCCGAGGCGCTGTCGGATGTGGTGCGCTTCGACGGCTGGGACGCCGATGGGCAGCCGGTTGGCCGCCGGGTCACGTCGCCGCTGCTCAAGTGCCTCGCCACCGAGGAGTCGCAGGCGGGCAACACGTTCGAGAACGTCGCCTACATCGCCGCCGAGTGGGGCCCGGACATGCACCCCGAGATCTACGGGGGCATCAAGGGCGCCAGGCAGTACCAGAGCGCCACAGCCCTATACCTGCCCCACGGCGGCGAGATTCGCGCCTCTACGGCCGGCTCAGCGTCCAAGGATGGTGGCAAGGAAACGTTCGTCGTCGCCGACGAGACCCACCTGTACGTGCTGCGGGAGCTCAAGGCGATGTACGGGACGGTTCGCCGCAACCTGGGCAAGCGGAAGCTCGCTCAGCCGTGGCTGCTGCAGACGTCGACGGCCTACCGGCCGGGCGAGCAGAGCATCTTCGAGGAGACGCTGACCGCCTGGCGGAAGAAGGAACTGGCGCCGACGGTCTACGTGGATCACCGTGAGGCCAAGGGCCGGATCGACATCCGCGATGAGAACCACACGATGAGGCAGCTCCGGTACGTCTACGGTGCCGCCTCGGAGTGGATGGATCTCGACCGGATCTACCGGGAGATGCTCGACCCGCGGTCGTGCCCCGATGACGCGACGGCGGCCCGCTACTTCCTGAACCGTCCGATGAGCACCAAGGACGCCTGGATAGCCAAGGACGTCGTGGAGCGGCAGGTCCGCAAGGGCGACGTCGTGGCCGCGGGCGAAGCAATCACGCTGGGCTTCGACGGCTCGCTGAACGACGACACGACGGTCCTGCGGGGCTGCCGGATGTCCGACGGCTTCCGTTTCCGCATCGGCGCCTGGCCGAAGCCTGAGGGCGCGGCCGGCATCGGCTGGGAGGTCCCTCGGGCCGACGTGCTGGCGACGATCCGCGAGGCGTTCGGCCGCTACAACGTGGTCCGGGCCTACTTCGACCCGCACGAGTGGCGCACAGACATCGACGACCTGGCCGCCGAGTTCGGCGAGCGGGTGGTGGCGTGGGCTACGTCGCGGGACACAGCAATGGGCGCCGCACTGGACCGGCTGCACGCCGACCTGATGAACGGCGTCACGTTCCAGGACGACGACCCGCTGGCGCTCGAGCACTACGGCAACGTCTACGTGCGCCACAAGGGCTCGCTGCGGCTGGTCCGCAAGGAGTACCCGAACAGTCCCCGCAAGATCGACTCGGTTGCGGGTGACGCGCTCGCCTACGAGGCGCGCGCCGATGCCCTCGCTGCTGGTCCTGCCAAGCCCGCTCTGACTCGCGTCTCCGGTCGCGTCCGAACCGCCTAAGGGGTGCCGTGACTGAACTCGCCGTGCGGCCTCTGGGCCTCGCCAACGCCCTGCAGGATGCCGCCGTCGGGTCGCCCGAGTGGTGGCTGCGGCGGCTGCACCGCGAGATCGTGGACCGGCGTCCGATGCTGGACCTGTTCGACGCCTACTACCGCGGCGATCACCCGCTGCCGTGGCTAGCTCCGCAGGCCCGCAACGAGTTCCGTCGGGTGCTGCAGATGGCCCGCGCGAACTACATGGGCCTCGTGGTCGACGCGATGGTGGAGCGGCTGGCGCTCGAGGGTTTCCGCCTGGCCGGCGCCGACGCTGCCGACGAGGACACGTGGCGGATCTGGAAGGCCAACAACCTCGACGAAGACTTCGATCAGGGGCTGCTCGAAGCCGCGATCGGTGGCGCCGCTTACACGCTGGTGCAGCCGAACGGCACGGACACCCCCGACGTCTTCGTCGAGCACGCCTCACAGGCTGTGGTGGCCTACGTGCCGGGCTCCAACCGCCGCCTGCGGGCAGCAGGGCTCAAGCTGTGGGTGGACGACTGGACGGGGCGCCTCAACGCCACGCTGTACCTGCCGGGCTGGATCTACAAGTTCAGCGCGCCCAAGCCGAATGGCGAGGTTCGTCCCGAGTCGCTGATCTGGGACGCCCGCGAGCTTCCTGCCGAGGCGTGGCCCGTGGTGAACCCGCTCGGGGCGGTGCCACTGATCGAGGTGGCGAACAACCCCCGGCTGCTGACCGGTGGCGTCTCCGAGCTTGCCGACGTGATCGACGTGCAGGACCGCATCAACAAGACGCTCGCGGATCGGCTGATCACGCAGGACTTCGGCGCGTTCCCGCAGAAGTGGGCGACCGGCTACCCCGACGACGAGGGTGACGAGCCGTTCGACGTGGGCCGTGACCGCCTGGTCGCCACGGACGTCGCTGAGACGAAGTTCGGGCAGTGGGACGCGGCGCCGCTCGACCCGTACTCGGCTGCGAAGCGCGAGGACGTCAAGGACATCGCCTCCCGGACCCGGACGCCGGCCCAGTACCTGCTCGGTGAGATGTCCAACGTCAACGGCGAGACGCTGAAAGCCTCGGAGTCGGGCCTGGTGGCGAAGTGCCGTCAGCGGATGCGCCCGTTCGGCGGTAGCGCCGTCGAGACGATGATGCTTGCCCGTCGGGCGGCCAACCTGCCGGCGCCGGACGCCCGCATGGAGTCGCTGTGGCGCAACCCGGAGTTCCGCACCGAGGGCGAGACGACGGATGCCGCTGTCAAGCAGCTCGCGTCGGGTCTTCGGGACCTTCGGGCGGCACGGGAGTTCGTGGGCATCTCGCAGACGGCCATCGCGGAGATGGAGAAGCGTGAGGCGACGATGGATCCGGTCGCCGAGCGGATCGCCCGCGAGTTCCAGGCAGGGATAGCCGGTGCCCCCGCCCCAGGCAACGGCTGACCTCTACTCGACCCTGCAGCGGTACGAACTGCTGCTGGTCACCGCTGGTCGCCGGTTGTGGCGCCGCATGGCCCCGGACAACTTCGACGGCTCGTGGGCGCAGATTGCCCCGCAGATGGTCGCCTTCACTTCGGGAGCGCAGTTGGCGGCGGCACAGGCGGCGACCACCTACGTACCCGCCGTGCTCGACGAGACCGGCCAACCAGACCTCCCTGAGGCCCGCGTAAGGCCGCAGGCGTTCGCGGGGGTGGCCTCGGACGGGCGGAGCCTCGCCGGGCTGCTGGAAGGCTCCGTGGTGGCGTCCAAGCGGGCTGTCGTGCGTGGCCTCGACGGCGGGGATGCTCTGGCGCTCGGTCAGAAGTGGCTCGAGCAGGCGATGCAGACCGCCGTCGCCGACGCGATGCGGGACGCGACGCAGGCCGAGTTGCTGGCCCGCCCCGAGGTCGGCTACGTCCGCATGGTCAACCCGCCGTGCTGCTCTCGGTGCGCGGTGCTGGCGGGCAAGTGGTACCGCAGCAACGACATCATGCCGCGCCACCCGGGCTGCGACTGCCTGCTGATCCCGTCGACGGAGAACATGGCGGGCACGTTCCGCATCGACCCGTCGGCGCTCGCCCGCCGTGGCCTGATCAACGACCTGTCGGCGAATCAGCGCAAGCGCATCGCCGACGGTGCGGATCTCCCCAAGGTGCTCAACGAGTCCCGCGATCGGTGGCGTGAGCGCATGGCCGCCGACCGTCGTGCCGCGAAGGCCGCGTCGAAGCGGCAGCAGTGGGCGGGCGCCGAACCGGGCCAGGCCGCCACGGTGCACGACTTCATGGCACACCTGACGAACCGCGTGGACGTGCTGAACAAGATGCGCGCCGCCGGCATCGCCGAATAGACCACCCCGCCGCCGCACGGCACTGGGGCTTTTCCCGCATGGGAGCACACCGCAATGACCGAGCCAACCCCCGACGCTGCCACCGAACCGGCTGCACAGCCGGACGCCAACGCCGCCCCCGACGAGTCCCAGGACTCGACGGACTGGAAGGCCGAAGCCCGCAAGTGGGAGCAGCGCGCCAAGGACAACAAGGCGGCAGCCGCCGAACTCGAGAAGGCGCGTAAAGCGTCCATGACCGAGACCGAGCGCGCAGTGGCCGAAGCCGAGGAGCGCGGGCGCCTGTCCGCGGTTGCTGCCTACGGGCAGCGGCTCGCGCAGACCGAGTGGATCGCTGAGGCGGCCCGCCGGAACCCGTCCTTCGATGCCGCGTCGGCGCTGGAAGACCTCAACCTCGCCAAGTTCATCGGCGAGGACGGGGAGCCCAACAGCAAGGCCATCGCGGCGTCCGTGGCTCGCCTCGTCCCCGAGGGCAGCACCGGCCCCACCCCGCCCCCGTCGTTCGACGGAGGCACCCGCCAGGCCGCGCCTGGCGGGGCTGATTTCAACCAGATGCTCCGCCAGGCCGCAGGCCGGGCGTAACCGCAGCACCAGTCGGCATGGCTGGCTCCGCTGCTCGTCTCCCCCACTAACGGAGGTCCCCCATGCCGTACAACAACATCCTGAGCCGGGCGAACGTCCAGGCTCTCATCCCCGAGCAGGTGTCCAACGACATCCTCGGCGGCCTGACGAACCAGTCGGCGGCGCTCTCGCTGTTCCGTCAGGTCCGCATGGCGACCAACACGACCCGGATGCCGGTCATCTCGGCGCTGCCCACGGCCTACTTCGTGAACC